GTTCAAACCCTCTTCTATGATGCGTTTCGCGATGGGCTATGGGAACATATGCAAGAAGAACAGGTGGGTGAAGACCCGCTTTTCGGTCCTCATTATGAGGAACGCTTCGAGCAGATGTACAGTACGGTCATTCGCGCTCGGAGACTTTTGAATAAAGTCTTCGAGTCCTTTGATCCTACTGACATTCATCCAAGGCATGGCCCAGGTGCTGTCTCTACTAGAGAGAAGCTATGGGCCAAGTTTACTTGGACGAATGTGCCTGAACGAATCGCAGCTGTGTATCCGATTGACGCGTACTTCTACGCTTCTCTCGGACATATCTGCGACGCTGCCAAGGAGATCAACTCCTTAGGTTCAGCCGAACGTCCTGCACGAGTTATACTCGTGCCTAAGGACAGTCGGGGGCCGCGTCTCATTTCTTGCGAGCCACTGGAAAACCAGTGGGTTCAGCAAGGACTCGGGCGCGCCATTGTCAAACATGTTGAACGTATTCCACTCACCAAGTGGAACGTCAACTTCACAAACCAACAGCCAAACCAGTTCGGAGCTTTGTTAGGCTCTGTTACTGGAGCGTATGCAACCCTGGACCTTAAAGAGGCCTCGGATCGCGTCTCGGTTGGTTTAGTTCGCCTGTTATTCCCTGAGAAGGTATTACCCTATCTCATGGCTTGCAGGTCTTTGGCGACAGAGTTGCCAAACGGCGAGAAGTTAACACTCAGGAAGTACGCGCCAATGGGGTCAGCTTTATGCTTTCCCGTACTGGCGTTGACAACTTGGGCACTTCTTACCGCAGCAACTCCTGATGCGGGTGCCTGTGAAGGCATCCTTGTGTATGGCGATGATGTGATCGTACCAACGGCGAAAGCCGCGAACGCGATCGAACAACTCGAACTATTTGGTTTAAAAGTAAACCGTAGTAAGAGCTGCGTCAGTGGATTCTTTCGAGAATCATGTGGTATGGATGCCTATAAGGGCACCCCAGTCACACCGTTACGTTTCCGTAACGTCTGGCCATCCCGCCGTGACCCTAACGCTCTGACTGCATGGACGGCTTACGCCAATTCCATGTGGGACGAGCGGTACCTAAACGTATATGAGGTCATTACCGAACAGCTTTTCAGCTTATTCGGTAGTATTCCTGACGACGGTATGCAGCTTAGCTGCCCGTCGCTACGTCAAGTACCGGCCGACAAGATACCAAAACGGTCCAGAACTAATAAGTCCCTCCAAAAGAGGGAGTATCAGGTATGGGACGTTAAGGCAGTCAAGACAATGAAGACCATAGATGGATGGCGCATGCTACTTCGCTATTTCAGCGAATGTTCGCAGGACGCTCCACTATCAAGTCTCCGTGACTTGGCTACAACGCCAGGCGAAAAGCCTATTTGCGTTGATCCTACAGTGATCGAGACATTGCCAAGG